AGGTTCAAGCACGCAGTATGTGTAAACATTCCTAGCCCACGTATGCCGTATGGTAGTGAGATACGTAGCTTACTAACTATAAGAGAAGGCAGGGAGTTATGTGGTAGTGATATGAGTAGTTTAGAGGACAGGACAAAGCAACATTACATGATGCCTATAGACCCTGACTATGTAGAGGAGATGAACAAAGAGGGGTTTGACCCGCATTTGGACATTGCAGTAGAGGCTAAGTTCTTAACACAAGAACAGGCTGATGCTTACAAAGCTAAAGACTTTAGTAAGTTTGATGAAGCTATGCTGACAGCACAAAGACACAAGGGTAAGACTACTAACTATGCTAGTACGTATGGTGCAGGAGCACAGACTATTGCTAGGGGGGCAGAGGCTACGCTTAAAGAGGGAGAAGCATTACACAAAGCATATTGGAGTAGGAACTGGAGTCTAAAAGCGATAGCAGAAGAGCAGATTACTAAGAATGTAAATGGTAAGTTATGGTTACTTAACCCAGTGAGTGGTTTATACTATGAACTACGAAGCAAGAAGGATATATTTAGTACACTTAACCAAGGTACTGGCACTTACTGTTTTGATATGTGGGTAAAGGAGATATTGAAAAAGGATGTGAAGTTGTTAGCACAGTTTCACGATGAGGTTATTATTGATTCACCTTTAGGGTATAGAAAAGAAGTCATTAAGTACCTAAAAACCTGTGTAGGGAAAGTAAACGATACATTAAAACTTAAGAGGAGGTTAGATGTAGATGTAGATTTTGGTAAAACTTATGCAGAAATACATTGACAAATACAAAAAAGTATGAGACAATTACAACTGTTATTCCAACAATAGAGGACAAAATAACAAATGGCTATTAAAAGACGTGGCGAACAACAAACAACTGAGCGTAGTGATTTAGAATATGTAAACCTAGAAGCAGGTGAGCATGAGGGTAGACTACGATATGTAGCAGACTTAGGTATGCAGAAGCGTGATTACAACAAAGAGGAGGAGAGACCACCAGCACAGCAACTGGCTTTAGGTATTGAGATTATAGGACAGACTGTGGAGATTGATGGTAAAGAAAAACCTAGATTGTTATGGACAGAGGCTTTTAACGTGTTCCATCAGTTGACTGAGCGCGGTAACGAGTTGAAATACTTCAAGGTGTTTGACCAAGCAGCAGTAGAGGGAGTAGTGGCAGACTGGGATAGTGTGCTTAATGAGCCTTGTAACGTAGTAGTTATCCATGCCAAGGGTAAGGGTGCTAATTCTCATCGCACATACGACAACATAGACTACCTAACACCTATACCTGCCAAGTATAAGGACGGTGTAGAAGATGGACTTATTACTGATGGCTGTACTGGCGATGCAGATGATATGGAAAACCCAGCACAAGCTAATATGTTTGGATTACCACTATGGACTCATGGAAGACGAATTGATGCACCAGAGTCGTTAGAAGAACTTGCTGGTGTAGAAGACGATATTCCATTCTAATGCAACTGCTAATTGATGGTGATGTTATTGTGTATCGTATAGGGTTTGCAACACAGAGGAAGGATGATGATGGAAACATTGTACCAGAACCTTTGCCCTATGCTTTACACAGTACCAAGAGGTTTATCAATGGTATGATTAAAGATACGGGTGCTGATAGTTATAGGTTATTCCTAACAGGAAAAAATAACTTTAGACTAAAAGTTGATAGTGAGTACAAAGCTAATCGTAAAGGTACAGCTAAACCTATTCACTACCAAGCCATAAGGGATTATATGGTCAAGCACTTTAAGGCAGAGGTTATCGAAGGCATGGAAGCTGACGATGCCCTTGCACTTAATCAAACAGACGAAACTGTTATAGCAAGTATAGATAAAGACCTACTGATGGTAGCTGGAAAACACTATAACTTTGTTAAGAAAGAGTGGACTACAGTAACACCAGAAGAAGGAATAAAATGGTTCTATATGCAAATGCTAATGGGAGATAAAGTTGATAACATTATTGGAATACGTGGAATCGGGATTAAGAAAGCTGAGAAGATATTGGCTGAGAGTAAGGATAGAGATGCTACTATTGAAAGCTACTATGAATCTGAGTTCGGAGAAGGGTGGTATCAACGTATGGTACAGAATACGCAACTTCTTTGGATGCTTCAAAAAGATGTGAAGATGCCTATGGATATAAGGGGGTGAAGGTTTATGCACAAGTTTAGAAGCAAGTTTGAAGAACGTGTAGCTAAAGACCTTAAAGACTTTACCTATGAATGTACTACGTTACTATATAACAAACGAACTACTAGAAAGATGGAGTGTTTAGATTGTGGTAGTCAACACGTATTACAAAAGGCTAAGTACCTTACAGACTTTAGATTACCTAATGGTATATACATTGAAGTCAAGGGATGGTTTAAGCCCAGTGACCGTACCAAGATGGAGTCTGTTATTAAGTGTAACCCAGACCTAGATATACGAATGCTGTTTCAAAAAGATGGGTGGACTACCAAAAAGAAAACACAGAAGTATAGCGAGTGGTGTGATAAGCGTAAGATTAAGTATGCTATTGGGAAAGTTCCTATTGAATGGGTGAAAGAGGATGAGAAATGTGAATAAGATATGTTACAAATGTGGTGCGGAAGACCCAGAGTATGAAGTAGTTGGGTATAGTAGAAACTGTTCTGAGTGTGGAGGTAAAGCTAGTGTGTTAGAAATAACTGAAATGACCGACTTATTAAACGAACTTTATCTAAGAGGTTTACTACCTGAAGGTTTTGTTGAAGACGTAACAGACGAAGAGTATAATGAACTTGAGTTAGACTTTAATAAGGAAGACTTATTCAAAGCCAATGAAGATGCTTTCTTGGACTACTTAGAGGACTATGACTATGACTAAGATTGTAGTGATACCCGATACACAGGTTAAGAAGGGTGTGCCTATGGAACATCTACTGTATGCAGGTAGGTACATTGCAGAGAAGAAGCCAGATGTTATCGTACACCTTGGAGACCATTGGGATATGCCTAGCTTATCCTCTTATGATAAAGGCAAGAAGTCTTTTGAAGGTAGACGATATAAGGATGATGTAGATGCAGGTAACCTGGCTATGGATTTATTACTAGAACCTATCAAGAAAGAAATGAAAAGGTTGAAACGTAATAAGAAGAAGTTATGGCAACCACGTATGGTATTTACAATGGGTAACCATGAAGAAAGAATAGAACGTGCAGTAGAAAGCGATGCTGTACTAGAAGATGTGATTGGTTATAAAGACCTTAACCTAGATGACTGGGAAGTTATAGATTATAAAGAACCAGTAATCATTGAGGGTGTTGGCTTCTGCCACTTCTTTACCAGTGGTGTTATGGGTAGACCAGTATCAAGTGCTAGGGCTATGCTTACTAAGAAACACATGAGTTGTGTGATGGGTCATGTACAAGACAGGGACATAGCCTTTAGTAAGCGTGGTGATGGTACTGCATTGACTGGCATCTTTGCTGGTATCTTTTATCAACATGACGAGGCTTACTTAGGTAGTCAGGGTAATGGTAGTTGGAAAGGTATTTGGATGTTAAACGAAGTTAATAATGGTAGCTTTGATGAAATGCCAGTTAGTTTATCGTATTTAGGAGAGCGTTATGGAAATTGATATAATGACACCAGAAGAAGAACAACGTATGAAAGATTTAGGTAGATATGACCTAATCAATAAGGGTGTTTGTGGTAAAGCTACAAGTAGAATAGATATCATTGGGCAGAACGGCAATGATGGGTTACACTATGAAGAGAGAGCATCGGACAAACAGGTAGGTGGAGACCATTATAAGAAACATCTAATACAACCTTGGGATATTATTGATGCTTATCATTTAGATTTCTACGAGGGCAATGCCCTTAAGTATTTGCTCAGAACCAAAGGTAGTAGAGAAGAAGATATTAAGAAAGCTATTCACTACCTTGAGAAGATATTAGAAAACTGGAGTAGATAATATGGATACTAGTAACCCTATTAAGTTGTTTGGTAAGAACCTGTTTGGCTTCTGGCTACCTTTTATAGGGTTTACAACTTATGTAGAGTACGATGATATATTTAATCCTAAGTATAAACTATACGAACACGCATTCTTAGTACAGTGGATTATTGGTTACGGACTTGTGTATAAGATAGAGGTAGTACAAATGATGGAAGAGGAAGATTGGAATGACGAATAATGAAAACCCAAAGGCTACGTTTACTATTAAGAAGATAACTAACTGGCATTATGCAAGGAACTTAATCAATGGCTCTAATGACCAAGCACAAGTAAAGAAGTTAATCGAAGAGGTAACTGAGTTAGTAGACTCATTATCTACAGGGCAAAGTCCTATTGATGATATTGGTGATATTATTGTAGTGCTAATCAACATAGCAGAGAGACATAAATTATCTATTGATGAATGTTTAGAACACGCCTATAATGATATCAAAGACCGTAGGGGTCAGATGATAGATGGCATATTTGTAAAGGAAGAGTAAATGATTACAGACAAACAAGAGGCTTACGTTATTGCATACCCACAGGCAGAGCAGTTTGCAGAGTTGCAAGAGGACATCTTCTGGACTGCTAAAGAGATTGGTATGGATAAGGACTTACATGACCTACACAACAATCTTACAGAAGCAGAGATGCACGGAGTAGTAACTGTGTTAAAACTATTTACCTTGTATGAAACACACGTAGGTAATGACTACTGGTTAGACTTTATTCGTAATAAGTTTAGACGACCAGAGATACAGCGTATGGCTTCCGTGTTTGGTATGTTTGAACTTAACGTACACGCACCTTTCTACAACAAGATTAACGAGGTGATGAACCTAAACACTGAGGAGTTCTATAATAGTTACGTTAAAGACAAGACCTTACGTGGACGTATGGACTGGTTAGATAGGCAGTTTGAAGGTGATGATACGTTAGCTTCGTTAGCAGTTGGTTCTATTGTAGAAGGTGCTGTACTGTATTCTAACTTCGCCTTTCTAAAGCACTTCCAAGCTGAGGGTAAGAACAAGTTAGTCAACATGGCAGCAGGTATTAACTTCAGTGTAAGGGATGAGAACCTACACAGTCTAGCAGGTGCTTGGTTATTCAATACATTAAGAGAAGAGAGTGAACAGCTAGACAACAAAGAGTTAGATAAGAAAATCTATAAGACCTGTGGTAAAATCTATGAGCATGAGTCCCGTATCATTGATATGATATTTGAGAAGGGTGAGATTAAAGGTGTCACAGACTTACAGATGAAGAACTTTATTCAAGCTAGGTTAAACCTTTGCCTTGAACAACTAAGGTTAGCACCACTGTATGAGGTAGACTATGACCCTATCTCTAAGTGGTTCTATAAAAACATTAATACGCCACAACTACATGACTTCTTCCATAAACAGGGGAACAGTTATAATAGGGATTGGCAAGAGACAAGGTTTGCATGGTAATATGAAGAGTATATACGAAGAACTAAGCGCAGAACGAAAGCAACTACAAGCCACAGGGAAACTACCACAATGGTATAGTACCTCTGCTTGGCAGTTGCTTAAAGAGAAGTACACAACAGAGGAGTACCCAGACTTATATAGTATTTATAAACGCATAAGTAGTACAGCAGCTAAACACATGGGGGTTGACAAAGACCATTGGGATAGAGTATTCTTTAACCTACTCTGGTCTGGACACCTAGCTTGTTCTACACCAGTCCTAGCTAACATGGGCACAAACAGAGGATGTCCAGTTAGTTGTTCAGGTAACTACGTAGGAGATAGTGTATATGAATTTTACGAATCACAAAAAGAAACTGCAATACTTACAAAAAACGGTTTTGGAACTTCATCTTATCTTGGCGCAATTAGAGGTAGAGGAGATTCCATCAGTTCAGGAGGTAATGCTTCTGGGGTATTGCCAGTCCTTAGAGACTATATCCAGCTTAGCAGAGATGTGTCGCAAGGAAATACACGACGAGGTGCATGGGCAGGATACATCGAACTAGAGCATACAGACTTCTGGGAAGTGGCAGCACATACATTAAACAACCCAGATGATTGTAACATTGGTTGGCTAGTAACAGATAAGTTCATCGAGCAACTAGAGTCAGGTGATGAAGAGGCTGTTGCTAGATACCAACGTGCGCTTAAAGTTAAGATGGTAACAGGTAAAGGTTACTTTGTATTTATAGATAGAATGAATAGAGCTAATCCAGAGGCGTACAGAACTCATGGTTTAACTGTAAAGGCTTCTAACCTATGTACAGAGATAACCCTACCTGCTGATGAGTTCCATACCTTTACGTGTGTACTCAGTTCTATGAACCTAGCTAAGTATGATGAGTGGAAAGATACAGACGCAGTACAAAATGCTATTGTATTCCTAGACTGTGTAGCTGAAGAGTTTATACAGATGGGTAGAGGTATTAAAGGTTTAGAGAAAGCAGTGCGTTTTACAGAGAGTGGTAGGGCTTTGGGTCTAGGTACACTAGGTTTCCACAGCTACCTACAACAGAACATGATTGATATTGAATCAATGGAAGCACACATGTTAAACTCTACTATCTTTAAAGGTATTCAGAAGGAGGCTAAGAAAGGCTCTGAGTGGCTCGCTAAGACGAAGGGAGAGCCTAAGTGGTGTAAGGGTACAGGGGTACGTAATACACACCTCCTAGCCATCGCTCCTAACAGTTCTAGTGCACTTATTTGTGGTGGTGTTAGTCAGGGTATCGAGCCTGTATATAAGAATGTGTTTGTACAGGGTAGCCCAGCAGGAGAGATTAACCGTATCAACCCTGTGTTAGTAGACTTGATGAGAGCTAAGGGA